GAACCTGTATCAACTTCGTTCCAGATTAAAGCATTACCATTTCCTTGGTTCATAGTCAACCCTAAACCAGTTACCGAAATGTCTACATGAATAATAGGTGTTACACTGGCTAATTGAGCATTCATAGATATGCCTGTTACATCTACTTCCTGACTTGGAACAGCCGTAACACTACCTAAAGTAGCAGTCATTGCAATACCTGTAGGAATATCAGTGTAATCAATAATGCCCACTGCATTTCCTAAAGATGCAATCATTGCCTCGCCAGTGAAATTAGCATCAGGGGCTGGGTCTACATTACCAAGAGTTACTTGTGCTACACTTAAAGTGTTAAGGAAGAAATTAGCATTTCCTTTAACCGCCTCGGGTGCACTTACCGCCGCTGTCATGGCTATTCCAGTTACAACTGCAGTGGCAAACTGGCCTTCGACTCCCCATGCATTTACGTTCCATTGTTGTCTACCCCAACCTGTTTGATTAAATGCCTGAATGGTTCCAAGTCCCATGGACATTGCAATACCTGTGGCCATTGCATCAGGACCAGCGTCAGCTGTTCCTAAAGCTGAAGTCATTGCAATTCCAGTTGGAAATACTTTTGTTTGAATATCTATATTTG